CAAAATACCAATGTGGTCAAGATAGAAGTGGTAGGAACGTCGATTTATATAGAACGTGTAGAATTTATACATCTGGAAGTGATCTTAAATTAGATACTATTGACATTGATTTTTCTAAACCAAATGGTGAACACACGTTAAGAGTTCGTCATAGAGGAGTTGTAACATTTTCATCAACAACCGATGCCTCTGTGTGGCCGCTATTTATGGCAAACAATAAAGATTTGGGAATTTGGCACAAAGACACTGGAAAGTTTCATTACATTGAAAACGCATATTATTAAGGATTAAATAAATGGCTCAACCTTACGATTACATATTAGCAAAATATATTGAAATTGGTAAAAGAGAAAGTAAATATATTGGTCATTCATATTATCTTTCATTAAGTTCAGCTCTTGAAATGGCTAAAGAAGAGTTTGGTAATACTTATACTGGGGAAGAATATAATATTGCAATGATAAATTCTGAGGTATATGTATTGGAAAACTACGCTAATAATTTTACAAGAATACCAGATTAAACTAGTTTGAGAATAACCAAGGCATAGTTGGTGATGTCGTATAAATACTAATACAGATTAGAGGAATCAAAAAATGACAGCAATCATAACACAGAAATTTAGGGCGCATAATGCAGAACAGTTTTTTGAGTCCTTCTCAGAAGCCTCGTCAAATGCATATTATATGATGATCGGTAAGGCCACACCATTTACATCATCAACTAGTGGGGGAACAGATGCATCTCCACCCACACCCGCAGATGATGTGTCTAGTGAATATTATCTTTGGGATCAAACGATTGCTGCTAAAAATATTGCGGCGAGTGATGTTACCTTTGCAATCCCCCGTAGAGATTGGGAGAATAGTTTCGTTTACGACAAATATCAGGATAATGTTAGTGCAAGTAACCTATCCCAATCTGGTGCAACTAATCTCTGGGATTCCACATTCTTCTTTCGTACATCTGATAACCGTGTATACAAAGTTATGAACAATAATGGAAACGTAGGGTATAGTGGTTCTGAACCTACATCTGAATCCACATCACTTTTTGCACAGGGCGGTTATATCCTAAAATATATGTACACAATTTCAGCATCAGAACAGACCAAGTTTCTGACAACAGATTTTATGCCTGTCAGTACTGACTCTGTTGTATCAGCTGCAGCAACTGATGGTGCGATTGTATCACTGTCAGTGACAGGTGGTGCTAGTTATACAGATGGCACTTACTATGTTGCGGTCAATGGTGATGGTACATCAGCGGGAACATCTTCTGGTGCAGTTATTTCCTTTATTGTTTCTAGTGGTAGTATTCAAGATTTTGGACTGACCTCTGGAACGGACACTATCGTTTATGCCGCTGGTGCGGGGTACACATACGGAACAGTTACCCTTACTGACGCAACAGTATTTGCAAATGCAGCACTGACAACTGCTGTTGATACTGGTGATATTAATAATGGTAGTGGTGGCGCAATTGGTGTTTTCATTAGTCCAAAGGGTGGTCATGGTTTTGATGCAGTTCAAGAGTTCGGTGGTCACTATGTTATGTTGAACACACTCTTTATTGGTGCAGAACGTGATGACCTTCTCACAGGTAATGATTTCCGTAACATTGCAATTGTCACAGACCCAACAACCTTTGGGACATCAACAGTTGCATCTGACCAGACAGCTCGTCAAACCTATGCACTAAAACTTACTGGTCTTAGTGGAACATTTGTTGATGACGAGAAAATTACTCAAGCCTCAACGGGTGCCATTGGTAGGGTTGTAGAGTGGGATAGTGGAAACTCTATTCTTTATTATCAACAGGAAAGATATACAAATTACGGTACAAATTCCCTTGGTGCTTATGTTGCATTTTCGGGTGCAAATGCTGTAACAGGTGCAGACTCTAGTGCAGTTGGAACACCAGACTCAACCGCAGATGCAGCGGTCACTCTTGCAAACGGATTTACTGTCACATTTTCTGATGGGTATGTTAATCCAGAACTGCAACCAGACAGCGGTAACATTATCTATACAGAAAACAGATCACCTATCTCCCGTGCTACTGACCAAACGGAAGACATCAAAATTGTAGTGGAATTCTAATATGGCACAAAAAACTAATCTTAATGCAGCACCGTACTTTGATGATTTTAATGCAGAGAATAATTATCACAGAATTCTCTTTAGGCCGGGTTTTGCAGTTCAAGCGAGAGAACTAACGCAACTACAAAGTGCTTTGCAACATCAGATTGAATCTCACGGTAGTCACATTTTCCGTGAAGGGGCAATGGTTGTGCCCGGACAAGGAAAAACTCAACGATATCACTCCCTGAAACTTGCAAGCACATTTAATGGTGAACAGGTTGACCCATCACAGTATTATAATGTAGATAGTCCTACAACTATTACTGGTGCAACAACAGGCGTTACTGCAAAGGTTATTGGTTTCAAGGCCGCAACGACGACAGACCAACCACTCCTTTATGTTTCTTATGAACGTGCTGGTAGTGACTTCACGACCACTATTTTTGCAGATGGTGAGAACATTACTGCAAACACGGCGATCACACATTCAACTCAGTCATACGGGACGGGTGTTGCAGCTGTTACAACATACACTTCTGTATATAGTGCTGCTGCGGGGTCAAGTGCAACACAACTTGCAAGTGCAACAGGTCCAGCATCAAGAACAGGTCTTGCATTTGCTATCGAGTCTGGTATATACTACATTCGTGGTTTCTTTGTTAATAATGTATCAGAAACACTTATTATCAATAACTATGATGAAGATTATACAGGTACAGTTGGATTTACAGTAAACGAAACTATTATTACACCAGAGAGTGCATCAGCTCTATTGGATAATTCTACAGGGTCTAGTAACTATGCTGCGAAGGGCGCACATAGACTGAGTATTTATGTTGCATTATCTTCTATTACAACTTCAACGAATACAACTAATTTTATCGCTCTTGTTGATGTTAAAAATGGTAAGTCAAGTTCAATCGGGCGGACAACACCTTATGCTCAACTTGCAGATGAAATGGCAAGGCGGACTAATGATGAATCTGGAAATTATACTGTTCGTCCATTTGAATTTCTTGCAAGTGAATCAGTAGATGTTAGTGTGGGTCGAGATAACTTACTTGGTAAATATATTGCGGGGGCCCCGACTGATGATGGTAACATTGCTAGTAGTGATTTTATAGCTATCTCTGTATCGCCGGGAAAGGCATACGTCAGAGGGTTTGAAATTGAGAAGACTCAATCTACAATTAAAGATGTTTCTAAAGCAAGAGATTTTAATACTGTTAATGCGGGTATCTCAACCTTTGATATGGGCAACTATGCGCTTGTCTCAAATGTATATGGCACCCCAGACATTACAGCGGTAACTGGTGAATCTACTGCATTCAAGACTGTTCAATTTTATGATGCAAAAAATACGGTTAGAGGTTCTACAAACGGTAATTTAATCGGTGTTGGACGATCTAGAGGAATTGAATTCCACTCTGGTGTTGCTGGATCAAGTGCTGCGGCGAACCTTTCTGTTTACAAATTATTTCTATTTGATATCCGACCATTTACAAAACTGACTTTGAGCGGCACTCCATCTCCAACACTTCTTGCTTCACATTCAAACGGTGGTGTATTGGTAACCGGCGTAACTTCGGGTGCCACGGGTTTGGTTTATGCATCTGGAACTTCTGCAACCACAGTAAATCTAACTTCTGTGGTTGGTGTATTTAGAGCAGGAGAAGAACTTCAAGCATCAGATTCATCTGAGGGTGATGGTGGTACTATTGAAAATAGTAGTAATGCAGACATTACACTTGTATCAGTCAAAAGTTATAATGTTGCTGATTTTAGACAGGTCTTTATGGATGATGCAGATAGTGGCCAAGACTTTACTGCTGATTTTGAGATTGAAACTCTAACAAACATCTTTGCTGATATTTCTCTTGAAGATGATGCAACATCATCTATCCAACAGGAGGATGGTACGGGTTCTGGTAATGTTATTCAAGAGGGGTTTAATAGTACATCAGCAAAACTAAAAGATACAGAGAAAAATCGATCTATATTTAAACTACCAAAACGAATAGTTAAAACACTCCTAACCGCAACAAATGCTGGTGCCAGTGATACGCAATATACAATTCGTAGACAGTTTGTTGGAACTACAGACTCTTCAGGTATTGTTACCTTTACTGCTGGTACGAATGAAACATTTTCCTCACACAGTGAAGCAGACTATACACTATCTATTCTAACCGCTGGTGGTGGAACGGGAGCCCAAGGCGACCTTGTTAGTCTTTCTGATAAAATTGGCGGTGCAGGATCATCATCTATTACTATTACAGATACAACCATATTAGGAAGTGCAGCGAAAGTAAAAATTGTTGCAACAATTCTTAAAACTTCTGTTATTCAAAAAAGTAAAACTGTTAATTTGATGAAGCAATTGAAAGTAGTTGCTGGAACAACAGATGCTTATGGAACCCGCCCTACTGATAATAATATTTCTCTTGGTCGTGCTGATGCATTTAATCTTGTTGCAGTGTTTGACTCTGGGGGTGCAAGTATAGATGCAGTTGCTCCAGATTTTGTTCTAACTAATCAGGCAGGAACATTTACCAGAGGTGAAAAAATTACTGGTGGAACAAGCCGTGCAACTGCAAGAATTGTTGATATTACATCTCCCATGAGTTATGTTTTGTCTACTTCACTTACCTTTGTATCAGCCGAAGTAATCACTGGTGAAAGTTCTGGTGCATCTGCTACTATTGGAACTCTTACGGATGGGAGTGTAAACATCACAACCAAATATTTGTTTGATGATGGACAACGTGATAACTTCTATGACATTTCACGAATTGTTAAAAAACCATCTTCTCCTGCACCCACAGGAAGGTTACTTGTCATATATGATTATCTGGAACATGGTACAGGAGATATGTTCACAGTTGACTCTTATGTTGATATTGCTAATCAAATGGATTATGAAGACATTCCAACATATACCGCAACTAAGGTTGATCCTGACAGCCCATCACCAGCAGGACAATTTCCATTAAGAGATAGTTATGATTTTAGATCAAGGGTTGGAGATATTGCTGGTGCCTCAACTACACTAACAACTATTGACGAAATTACGGGAAACTCTTTTGACTTCTACTCTAGACAGTATGATGGTACTGGTGCATCAGTCTCCGATTTTTGCAAACCCGGCTCTACTATTCAAGCAGACCTTGAGTATTATCTTGGTAAAAGAGCATCGATTGTGATTGATGATAGGGGAATTATTAGTGTTATTGATGGAGCATCAGCGGATTTCCCCGTTAAACCTGATATCCCACTGGATTCTATGAAACTTGCTGACCTTAGAATACCACCATTTACCTTTAGACCAGAAGATGTTACAATTATCAGAACAAGAAATCAAAGATTTACCATGAAAGATATTGGTAAGCTCAATAACCGTCTTGCTAATGTTGAAAAAATGACAACTCTAAATCTATTGGAAAGAAATGCTTTGGACTTTGAGGTGTTGGATGCCAATGGATTGAATAGATTTAAGTCAGGAATTGTTGTTGATAATTTTCAAGGACATAGAGTTGGTGATGCATACCATAAAGATTATAGAAACTCTATGGACTTTTCGAGTGGAATTTTGCGACCAATTCATGTCACTAAATCCATTGATTTGGAAGAAAATGCAACTACTGATGCGGCAAGAACTTCTGCTGGTTATCAGAAGACAGGTGATCTTATCACTCTTCCATACACAGAGGTTGTTCTAACAGAACAACCATTTGCTAGTACAGTTGAACGTGTTGCACCATTTTTGACTGCAACATGGAAAGGTGTATTGACCATAGACCCAACTCAGGATAACTGGATGGAAACAGAAATTGCTCCCCAGTTAATTATTAATCGTGAGGGCAACTATGATGCAGTTGTTGCTGCTATTGGTAATAATATGGGTACTGTTTGGAACTCTTGGCAAACAACTTGGGCTGGTGTTGTGGTGAGAGATGATGGTGTTGAAGCGGATTTGGGTTTTGATTTCGGCACACAATAATTATCGTAATAAATATGAATAGAAATACAAACGGAGATATGCCAGATGACACTTAGAAATTTTAATGCAACTCAACAGTCTAGAACTGGTGTGTTAACAGAGGTATTTGAAGATATTGAGCTTACAAGTAATGGGTTTAGGTCTATTGCTAAAACTCTCATCCCATATGCTCGTTCAAAAACAATTACTTTTACTGCAAAAAGCTTGAAACCTTTCACAAAATTGCATGTGTATTTTGATAAGAAAGTGGTTAATGCATATGTCACGCCAGCTGCATCTGGTGGAGTTGGCACTGCATTTTCAAACTTCTCTGATGTTGTATCTCCTGTCGCCGGTAGTACCTTGATTAGTGATGGTGTTGGTAACTGTGAAGGAACCTTTACCATTCCCAACCCAAGAATTTCTGGCAACCCCCAGTTTGCAACTGGCGATATTGAGTTTGTATTAACATCAGACCCAAATAATGCCCAAGTGGGTGACGGCGCAAGTGAAATTGTTGCAAGGGAGACTTTTGCAGAGGCAGTTTATTCTGCAAAAGGTATATTGGACACGCAACAGGAAACCATTATATCTACTAGAAATGCGATTGTAAGAACAACAAGTTTAACAGAAAATAGTGGACTTATTTTAGGTGCTGTTATACCAGCGTCCGGCGGAGATGATGGCGGCGACGGCGACGGCGGCGACGGCGACGGCGGTGATCCATTAGCGCAGACCTTTATTGTTTTGGATACAGATAGCGCTGATGGAATTACTGGCGCATTTCTAACTTCTTGCGATATATTTTTCTTTGAAAAAGATGATAATTATCCTGTAACAATGGAAGTTCGTAATGTAGTTAATGGTGCCCCCGGACCTAAGATTTTACCGTTTGGTAGAAAAACATTACAGTCTTCAGAAATTACAACATCTACAGATGGAAATACTGTTACAACATTTACCTTTGATTCTCCCGTATATGTGCAGGGTGGAACAGAATATTCAATCTGTCTATTAACTAATACTCCAGATTATAAAGTATGGATTTCTGATCTTGGAACACAGGATACTGCTGGTAATGAAATTACAGACCAACCTCATGTTGGTGTTCTTTTTAAGAGTTCAAATAATAATTCATGGGTTCCTTCCCCCACACAGGATATGAAGTTCTCCCTGAAACGAGCTAAGTTTGACACAACTGCTGCTGGTTTGGTTACATTACAAAATCAAACACTTCCTGCAAAAACTCTTAAAGTTAATCCTTTAGAGATGCTTGATAATAGTACAGTTCTAAAAATTAACCATGATGGACATGGTATGTATTCTACTGCTAATAACGTCACCATTGCTGGGGTTAAGTCTGGTGCAACAACGACACTTGCTGGTGCTATTTCTGGCACCGCAACATCTATTACTCTTACGAGTGGAACAAACTTTGATGACACTAGTGGTAAGTATTCTAGAGACGCATCTAATATATACTATATTAAAATCGATGATGAGATTATTAGTTATACCACTATTTCTGGAACGGGTATCACTAGTGCGACACGGGGTGCGAATAGTACAACGGCAGTATCTCATGCGAATGGTGCGACTGTGGAACTATATCAAATACATAAAGTTCCACTCTCCGACATTAATAAAACACACACTACAATTGCTAATATTCAACAGGATAGTTATACTATTGTAACTGCAACTACACCAGTTGTTGATGGTGCTGGTAGTACTTCAACAATGGGCGGTAGTGTTGTTACTGCAACAGAAAATGCTCAGTATGATGTTTCTACAACTAACATGGGTCTTTTGATTCTTGCAAGAACTAAAATTGATGCTGGGTTCTTAGCAACAACAGGAACAAGCCCAAGCGGTTCTGAAACTTCATTTACAAAATCAACAACCAGTAGGGCTCTTCCTCTTCAAGACAACTATTATTGGACAGAAACTAATTTGGTTGCGTCCGGTATTAACGAAACAAATGAAATGTCTGGTGATAAATCTCTTACTATTCCGTTGACTTTGAGTTCAGATTTAGATGCGCTATCTCCTGTAATTGATACGCAAAGGTTATCTATGATTGCCGTATCAAATCAAATCAATAAGATTGATTCTTCATCTGATGTGTATCCAACATCCATATACAGAGCAATGACGGAACCAGAGGGGGATAATCATTCTGCAATCTATCTTACTAAGAAAATTAATTTAGAAACTCCCGCAACTTCTTTGCGAGTTCTTTTGGATGCTGTGCGACAATCTGATTCAAGTATTAAATTATTGTATAAAACTTTACGAGTTGATGATGCATTTGATTTTGATGAGATGAGTTTCAAATTCTTTAATGATGATGGAACTGTTACTGGGTCTGGCGGACCAGATGTTACAACCCGTCCTTCTGAAAGAAGGGGTGAATATCTTGAACATGAATACACTGCTGGTGTAACAGATGATGGCATTGGTTCTCCATTGGAAGAATTTATTGCATTTCAAATTAAAATTGTTATGAGAACAACAAATCAATCAACACCACCACTGCTTAAAAATCTTCGTGTTTTGGCTCTTGCAACATAAGATGTCAGAATATTTTAAAATAGAGAATGAAGATAATTATGTTAAGTCTTCTAATGGTAGTCATGGTATTATAAATAACAATGTGAACGCATATGAGGTTGCAAAAAAACGTGCGGGGGAAGCACAAATACAGAGGGATGAGGTGCGTGAAACAACCAGAGAAATTAATATTTTAAAATCTGAGATGCACGAAATTAAATCCCTGTTACAACAATTAGTGAAAGAGAACTAAAATGGCACTAGTATCAGCAAATCAATTATCACTAGAAAAAACTCTAGAAGAACTGATTAAAGAATTCAATGCTCTTAGGAGCGATGTTACATCTGTAACATTGGAATCTCTCGTCGCAGCTGCGTCTGCTCAAATTGTTTTTGAGGGTGCAACTGATGATGCAAATGAAACCACACTTACAGCTGTTGATCCTACTGCTGATAGAACAATCACACTCCCAGATGCAACGGGCACAGTTGTTACAACAGGTAATGCTGATGCTGGTGCAACCACAACAACATTTGCTGACCTAGACCATTTCCTAATCAATGACGGGGGCACTCTCAAGAAGATGAGTATTGACACAGCGTTGTCGAGTCTCCCCGCACTGATCCCCTCTTCTGCTAACGCAAATGCGATTGGTTCTGCATCACTAGAATGGTCAGACCTTTTCCTTGGTGATGGTTCGGTAATAAACTTTGGTAATGACCAAGATACAACATTAACACACACAGACGGTGCAGGTCTGACACTTAACTCAACCAATAAACTTATGTTCAATGATGCATCACAATTCATTCAAGGAGCAAGTGCAACAATCCTTGACATTGCTGCCACAGATGAGATAGAACTTACTGCAACACTGATTGATGTAGTGGGTAACTTTACTATTTCTGGTACAGTTGTTGGTGCGAGCACAATCCAAGGTACTACCATAACAGCAACAACTGCTTTTGTTCCAGACGCACAAGATGGTGCTGCACTGGGTACAACCTCATTACAGTTTTCAGATTTGTTCTTGGCAGATAGTGCTGTAATTGGTTTTGGTGATGATAACGATACAACATTAACACACACAGACGGTGCAGGTCTTACGTTAAACAGTACCAATAAACTCATGTTCAATGATGCATCACAATTCATTCAAGGAGCAAGTTCTACCGTTCTGGATATTGCCGCAACAGATGAGATTGAACTTACTGCAACATTGATTGATGTGGTTGGTAACCTTGATGTTTCCGGTACAGTTGTTGGTGCAAGCACAATCCAAGGTACTACCATAACAGCAACAACTGCTTTTGTTCCAGACGCACAAGATGGTGCTGCATTAGGAACAACCTCATTACAGTTTAGTGATTTGTTCTTGGCTGACGGGGCTGTACTTGGTTTTGGTGATAACAATGAGGTTACCCTAACACACGTTCATGATACTGGTATCCTGTTGAATAGTACGATGGCAATCCAGTTCAACGATGCAAGTCAGTTTATCAATGCACCCAGTAATGCTATTCTGGATATTAATGCTACCGATGAAATAGAACTGAATGCAACTCTGTTAGATGTTAATGCGAACATAAACGCAAGTGGGACATACACTGGTGCTGGAACAATGACCACGGGTGGTAATATTGTTCTTCCTGATGCTGGTACAATTGGTTCAGCTACAGATGTAGATGCCATTGCTATTGGCTCTGATGGTGACATTACATTAACTCAAGACCTAGAACTTCAACATGACGGTGCGATACTTTCCTTTGGTGCCAACGATGAGGTAACACTGACTCATGTTCATGATACAGGTATCTTACTGAATAGTACAAACGTAATTCAATTCAATGATGCATCACAAAACATTGGCGCACCCAGTAATGCTATTCTGGATATTAATGCGACAGACGAAATAGAACTCAACGCAACATTAGTTGATATAAATGCGAATGTTGAAATCAGTGGCAACCTAACAGTAAGTGGTACAACTATACAGGTTGATACTATTACAATGAATGCTACAAACGCCATTGTCTTTGAGGGTGCAACTGCTGACGATTCCGAAACTACACTGACAATTACAGACCCAACTGCTGACCGGACTATCACGTTGCCGGATGAAACGGGGACAGTTCATACTTCTGGTGGTAGCATCGTTATTCCAAATGCAGCAAACATTGGTTCTGCTGGCGATGCAGATGCAATTGCAATTGCTGCTAATGGTGTTGTAACCTTTAGTCAGATACCAGTTATGCCAGCAAACTCCATAGACAGTGATCAATATATAGACGGTAGTATTGATACAGCACATTATGCTGCGGGTTCTGTTGATGCTGCTGCTTTAGGTGCTGACTCTGTTACCGCTGCAAAGATTGGTGATAATGTAATTAACTCTGAACATTATGCTGCTGGTAGTATTGATGCAGAACATATGTCTGCAAACTCCATTGATAGTGACTCTTATGTGGATGGTTCTATCGATAGAGCGCATCTTGCTGGTGGTATTATTGATGGCACCAAACTTGCTGACAACGCCGTGGATAGTGAACACTATACCGATGGAAGTATTGATACAGAACATTATGCAGACGATTCAATAACAGAAGCAAAAATAGCAAATGATGCGATTGGCGCAGCAGAACTGAAATCAGTTTCCACCCTATTGATTAAAAATGCCGCCGGGGGCACCTTGAAAACATTGTATGGTGCTGGTGCATAAATATTGTTATGGGAGTAATTAAATGACTGTTCGTGTTCCCGTAAAATATGATGGTAGTGATATTGTAGAGATGTCAGCCGGTGATATGACTGAATACTATACCTACATTGCATATCTGTATGCCCAAGCACCAACTGTAACTCTTACTGTTGTGTCTGCTAGTGGTACATTGACTCCCGGTTTGACTGATACAAGATTGCAGGCTGGTGCTGTAAGTAACTCTGCAACTGCTTTTGTTGCTGAAGGTTCAACAGCAGAACCCACAACAGTCACAGGAACCACATACGATAAAATTACAGGACCAACTTATAATACAGATGGTTCTGCTGCTGGTGATCTGGGCGCTATTGGTTACCCACTATATATTAATGTCGATAATGATTTACAAGTCATGACGCAAGCAGACTATGTTGATACCTTTATCTATGCAACGCTGGACGCAATGATTACTGCATCAGAGGATGCTACGACTAACGGAACATATACCATTACAACTGCCGCAACTGTTGCGAACTATACAGAGGTTTCTGGTGCAAACACCCCAGTATTCGTAGATACCCGTGCAAATACGGCATTATATTCTGCTGCCGGTATTCCAGAGACACTTGATCAACCAACAACTATTACAAGTTATTATCTACAGAGGCGTAATGAAGCAAGGGCATTCCCAAGCAATGCCCTCCTATTTGCAGAAAGTGATGGAAATATTATACAGGGTCCGCTGGCAGCAGATGATTCCACATTCCACGCTGTACTTGCAGTCGATATTAAGTTTCGTGCAGCAGAGGATGATGCTGGACATAAACTAAGTTATAACATTAATGGCTCTGGTAATACTAGAGGAACTGCGATTGTTGATACAAGACTTAATGGTGCTGGTAACTACCAAACTCTACAGGTTGGTGATGACTATCGTTCACAGGAATTTCCAAATGGATCATCTGTAGTAATTGGCACAAACACACTTAACATAGTACATGTCTAATCGTATAAATAAAGAACACAGGAGAAATTAAATGTCATATTTATGGACAGATAAAATTACAGATTACTATTACAGCAATCCAGAGTTGGATACTGTTGCAGTTATGTGGACAGACCCAGAAGATAAACTTACACGGGAACACTACATTAAGGTAGATGAATCTGATGAACAATGGAGAGATTTTGTTGCAGAAGTTTCTTATGAAAAAATCGACGAACGCACTGTGGTTCGACACGAACAGTTTCGTGAACAGTTTCGTGATGCATTTCGTGAGTGGGCTGGAAGAAATGAAGATGACATACAAAATAGAACTCAGTCAAATAAGTTTGAAGATGTAATTATTAATTTTTTCTCAGAATTTGATAATACAGATGCTGATCAAAAAGAACAGTTGTTTAAACTCAAACTCAAAATATTTGAACAAGAATGTGTTAAAAATTCAAAGTCAGCTGACAAGTTTAAAAATGCAAAAACTTTCATTCGTAAAGCAGAAAGTCCTATGGATGTTTTGTTGGGGTATATGGTATTTGCAAATGGTGCTGAACTCAAGATGGCCGATAAAGAAAAGTTTCAAGTGGAGGGGGTATACGTCCCAATAAAATAATTATGAATAATATATTATGTATGAAGTGGGGAGATAAGTATGATGACTCCTATGTTGAGAAGTTGAAAGAACAGTGTGAGGCAAACTGCACTGTTCCTTTTAAATTTTGGTGTTTTACCGACAAGCCAGAAAAAGACTGGCACATTCCAATTCCAACTACACTAGATAAGTTCTATAATGAGGAACGTGGTTTCTTCTGGGCATATCGTAAGTGTTATATGTTTAGACCTGATCTTATTAGTGGTGATGGGAAAATCTTTCCAGATAATTCTAAATTTATGTTCCTTGATCTTGATGTTATCATTCATCAAGATTTAAAGTATTTCTTTGAATTGCCTAACGATAAGCCATGGATTGTTCGTGGGTGGTGGAATGATATTAGTATGGTTAAACAAAATTATGCAAAGCATAAATCAACACCCCTCAACTCATCAGTTATTGTATGGAAGAAAGGTCAGCTGATGCCAGTGTGGAACCACGTTGTGGATAATGCAGAAGTTGTTTTCTTTACATCACCAAGTCTAGATAACTACTTTGCTCACCACTGGTATGATCCTTGGAAAGAAGATGACGGATTTCTACGAGGATTTCCACAAGGAGATATCTATTCATGGTATAAGGGGAATGTTTTTCCTGATGATATGGAGAAAAAGAAAATAAGAGAAGACCACAAAATTTGTTTATTTAACAATAGCACACAGACTGAGGGTGTTAATACTGATGAGATAAAAGAATTATGGTAGATCATATAAAATTTACAACTGAAATTGCTGAAGATTGGAAGTCTGTTCTTTCTCTAGTACATCACGATGAATATAATCACTGTATCAAAAGAATTCGAGATGCATCAACAGCGTCCCAGTTGCAAAGTAAGTTATGGTTAGTTTCAGAAATCGTAAATCTTGGTATCAGGGCTGAGAGGGTAGCTCTTCTTGCTGGTTGGTATGCAAACTTCATCACACCACTTTTGATTGATGAACTTGGAGTAAAATATATACTTAACCTAGAAATTGATCCTGATGTTAAAACTCTTACCTATAAATTTAATAAGAGATATAAAGATCAAGACTCTGAGACAAAAGCATTATACAAGTGTTATTTGCATGACGTTATGTTTGAACCTCTAAAATATGGTCATTTTGATTTAGTTATTAACGCATCATGCGAACATATGTTCCCCATGTCAAGGTTTCGTAAACTAAACAAGTCTAATAATCATATATATGTGTTACAGTCAACCGATGATGAACAATGGGATGATCATATAAATTGTGTTAGTGGCCCAGAGGAATTAGCGGATCAGGCAGAGATTGTTGATATTATGTATTCTGGCACACTAAAATTGGACAATGGTATGAACAGGTTTATGGTGATAGGACGATGAACATCGTAGAGTGGTGCCGGGATCATGATGTCTGGTATTTAAAGATTGATATAGAGATTCCAGAAGTTTGCATGAAGGAAGCACAGGCAGTATATGACGAAGGTTTCTTTGTTGATCACAGATATGGTGACGGCGACGGTTGGAGGTCAGCATCTATTCACAGTTTTGTGGAGAAAGGTTCTGACCCATCATTAGGATGGTTTCATACAAAAAATCCAAGCGGGCATGGTCTGTCTGAGGATAATGTTGATTGGGGGTGGACAGAGATTGCAGAAGTTGCCCCAGAGACTAAGAGGTGGTTAGAGGATTTCCCCCACAAGTCCTATAGACGTTTGCGGTTTATGTTATTGGAACCGGGCGGCGCTATTGTAGATCATAATGACTCCAATGAAAAAAGAGACAGAGAAGGTAGAACAAGAAACATTTCTGGTGCAATCAATCTTGCGTTCTATCAACCTGAAAATTGTTATCTGAGACGAACAGACACAAAGGAAGAGTTGCCTTTTGAGAACTGCACGGGTTTCTGGTTTGATAATGGTGTGCAGCACGAAGCATTAAACAGCTCAAATGAGAATAGGTTTCACTTTATTATGCATGGGGGTTTCAATAAGGAACGTGAAGAACTTATGAAGAGGTCGTTGGTCAAACAATTTGGTAAAGATGTGTTGCGAGAGATTGATGACCAAAAAACTTGAAGATTATAAATGGTTTTGTCCAGAACCCTTTACAAATACTATGAACTCTATAACTGGTTCAGGTGAAATGAATATACCTTGTTGTCACATTAACAGCAATAAATGGAATAGGAAAGTTGAAGGTCAAGATATAAAATCCTTTCGAAAAGAATTTATAAATGGTGGTGGACCTTTAATTGATAATGTTTGCACTAGGTGTATTAAACAAGAGGAATCTGGAAACAAAAGTTTTAGACAAAATCACTTAGATAATTTCAATGGTAAGTTTGCACATAAGAAAAAAGAACTAGAAGAGAATTTAGACAACCCGCCATTACTTACTATGGAATTTAGAGCGCAAGATAATTTTTGCAATTTGAGATGTAACATGTGTAAATCGATACTGTCTTCTGGACTTGCCAAAGAAAACTTGGCATTGGGAAAACCCATTCATCATAGATTGAATAATAATCCTCGTTTTAAAAAAGAATCTAATATTCCTAACTTAGAAAACTTACTAGAGCTGAAACTTGTTGGTGGAGAGACATTAGCAATTGATGATAACTATAAGGTCATGGAAAAATGTCCAGCTGATGTGGTAGTCCATATCACAACCAATGCAACTGTAACTCCTAAATTTAACGATAAGGATATATTTGACTATATTTCAAAATTTAAAGAGATACATATGAATGTGTCTATAGAATTTTGGGGAGATAAAAATAACTATCTACGTTTTCCATCAAAGTGGGATCGTATTATGGACAATGTTAAAAAGTTTAAATCTTTTGATAATTGTATAGTAAATTATCACGCTACAATAAATGCTTTAAACGTAGGTTATATGTTAGAAATAATTGATAATGCTGATTGTCCAATTGCAATAGACAATTTAGTATATGGTGAGAATGAAATTTATTCAATCGTTTCGGTTCCTCCAGAGATAAGAGAACAATACTTAGAGAAGTATTATCGTGATTATAGGAAAGAAACAGATACTATAATCACATACCTTGAAAATATTGAATATGATAAATCTCAAATGATTCGTATGTTACAAGACATAAAGGATAGAGATAAATATCGTGGAACGTGTTTAACTGATTTGTTTCCAGAATGGAGAAACTATTATGAAAAGCTTTGATGAATTTGTTGCATTGTGGGAGAAGGAAACAGATAAGGTAAAAATTAAAAAAGAATTTAAACATATGTTGTTTCTGGTGGTTTATCCTGACAAACTAAAATGGGATTTTGGAATAGAGAAACAAACTCAAACTACAACATTTATGGTTACAGGGGGTGCTACTGGAGCATCAACAGGCCACGATGTTCGTTTTTGTTATAGGAGCGAAGTTCACGATCTTCTTTTAAAGTGTGATCATACCCATGCTATGATTGTATCAGTTGGTATGGTATTCGATATGGTGTCCGGTGGGCCTGAAAAACGAGTTACACCAATAACGGACTTCTATGATTTTGTAGAGAGCGATCAGTTTTGCAAAGCTCATATTATGGCAAGGCCAAAACATAAAGCATATTTTCACCATCAACATATCAATTTAAATCTTACGGTATGGAAGGATATCGGTTCTCCTGATATGTCTAAGAGATATGCTGTTGTTAAACGATCCCCCGATAATTACCATGATGACTATACCCCGCCATGGATAGAACTAGAGGGGATGCCTACTGTCACAAATTTTACGAATGCTGAAAGATCGAGAAAATCCTTTTCATATTATAGAGATGATCAAACTGCATTTTGGAAAGACCTTGACAATGTAGATATGAACGATTATTATTTTAGTAGATTTATGACGAGAATACGAAAACAATTTTATATAGAGAATACAGAAAGAGTTGGAGAACTACCTACAGAAAAATTTGATATTATATTTTCAACTACAGCTGGTTATCGTGCTGCACTACTTGCAGACCAATTAGAGTTTGACGGTGAAGTTGTGTTGTTTGATTACTGTCAAGAAAATTTAGATATAAAACAAATGATAATAGAAATGAATATGTCTTTGCCAGAAATTAACTCTTATGGTAAAATGATCGACCATGATATGGTACTTCCTGATTCTATCGCAAAACAATCTGTAAAAAGTATGGGTTCTTTTGAAAATTTAAGGCAATTAGAAGAAAAAATGGAAAGGGACTATGACATTGAGTATTGGTTGATGGATTTAATATCACCAAACTATGATAGAATTTTGGAAAAAATTCAAGGTAAGACAGTATTTTTCGACGCAACTAATATCTTTTGTTATCACATGTCACACGCATATTATACTCTAGATGAATTGGTCAATTCGTATAAAAAATTACGAGATGTTTTGACATCATCTAATGGAACCTTTTATAGAGGCACTTCACCAACCAAACAAAAAATAGATGCATGGGTATCCAAATGGATATCGTAGCAGTTCGTATTGGTGATAAGTATGGTCCAGAGTATGAGACATACTTAGAGAACAAGTTACCAGAACACAACTTTATCTGGGTTCATGAACCATATCATCCATCTGTCACTTTGCAATGGAACAAGATGTGGGGTATGCAGATGGACACCGATGAACCTATCTGTGTGATGGACATTGACATTTTGCTTATGGGTGATTATAAGAAGGTTTTTGACTATCCAATAAAGCCGGGACAGTTTCTTGCAATGCCGGGATGGTGGAGAAATGATTCCGACACTTATGAGATTAATGGTGGGTTCTTTAAATACTACCCAAAGGAATGCAAATATATCTATGACAAGTTCATGAAGGATATTCATCATTGGCAACAGTTTTATATTAAGAATGGCCAAACCACTGGGCCTGTTAATGGTGAACAATATTTTGTAGAGGATAGTGTGAATGAAAGATTAGAACTTATCACACTTCCTAACGAGTGGTTTACCAGATGGGTTGCTGATGATAAGGTTATTGATTTTAAAAACAACAAAACTTGGCAGTACAGGATGACTGAGCGATATGAGAAGGCAACTGGTAACGATTGGATATATATGGGGGGAGAGTTTCATCCCGATATAAAAATTGTGCATTTTACAAACCATAGAAACAAACCTCATGAATGGAGAGACTATGAAAATTTTTGCAGCAACTAGTTCTTCTTCAGATAGTACATATCTGTTATATAAACTCCTTACTGAAACTACAGATGATATTATATCAAGGATACTTCGTCTAGATGCATCTGATCAAGACGTAACACAGTATCCTATTGTGTGTAATTGGTTGAAAGAAAATGTTCGTGATTTTGATTTTGATTTTTCAGAGTTTGAAGATCGTGCTAGTGATACCATGTTAGAAACTATAAGATCAAAATGGTATACTGTTGCATTGTTATCAGAAATGCACGATGTAAACTTAATATGTATAGGTTATAATACATATAATTGGAGTCCTTCTAATTGGTATTTTAAAAGTTCAGAGTCAACTGAAAATTTTTATAGAAGAGGAAATTTATATTCTAGAGTAGATCATTCCATTCTTAGAGATTACACAGATATTCCCATTGAATGGCCGTTAATGAATCGCAAAGATGAACCTATGGGAAGATGGGAAACGTGGGAGTTAATACCGAAAGAGCTTCAAAAGTTAGTTTCTCACTGTTCATGTGAAAAGTGTGCTAAATGTAAATGTCGGGAATGGTATAATAAAAAGAAAAAGAAGGATTTAGTGCTGTAGAACTTGATGATATTATTATGAAGGAGGGAAAATATGGGAAATATTATACAAAAGAAAGTATTCCAGACACTAGGCATGATGCTTATGCAGACCAGAAATTTCCAGTATGGAAACCGAAGTTGTCCAGTTATCAAGCATTACCAACAAAACCTCACAATAGATGATGAACTACATAAACCAAATCTTATAAATATAGGAAAAAGGATACTTCTATGGCCATACCTATAAGTAAATCAACATTCAAAGATTATTGCCTGCGAGCATTGGGTTCTGGGGTCATTGATATTAACATATCAGACGCTCAGGCAGATGATCGTATTGATGAAGCTCTTCAGTATTTTGCACAATATCATTATGATGGTATTGAGAAGATGTATCTCAAACATCTAATTACCGCAGCAGATGTTGCAAGGGGAACAGCAAATATAACCTCAACGGGAACAGATACGGCAGACATCACTATTACTGATACATTCCTAGAGGGTAGTAATTTTATTCCAATGCCTTCTGCTGTTGTGTCAGTGATACAGGTCTGGCCGTTCACTGGTACAGGTGGTGGTTCGAACATGTTTGATGTTCGTTATCAGTTGCGCCTTAATGATTTATATGACCTATCTTCTACTTCTGTCATTCAGTATCAGATGGCAATGGATAACCTTGACCTTCTAGAACATATCCTTGTTGGTGAAACGCCAATTCGATTTAACCAACATCAAAATCGTCTTTATATTGATGGCGATTGGACAAATGACTTTGTTGCTGGGGAAGATTATATCATTGCAGAATGTTATCGCAAAATAGACCCAGACACATATATAGATATCTATGATGACATCTTCCTAAAGAGATATGCAACTGCCCTGATTAAACAGCAATGGGGTGCAAACCTATCCAAGTTCAGTGGTGTTGCGATGCTTGGTGGTGTTACTATGAATGGTGAGACTATCTATTCACAGGCACAGGAAGAGATTAATAAGTTGGAAGAACAAATTCAGCTTACGTTTGAGTTACCTGTGAATTATATGATAGGTTAAAGGAACTACTTTTATAAATAACTATATGAATTAACTTTCTATAGGAGTGAATAATGGAAAAATATGGTTTTGTTTATATTTGGAGAGATCGAAAGCATAATAAATATTATATAGGATGTCATTGGGGAACTGAAGATGATGGTTATATTTCATCATGTAAATGGATGAATAGAGCTTATAAAAGAAGACCGGAAGATTTCAAAAGAAGAATATTGAAAAAAATATATACTTCTAGGGAAGATTTATTAAACGAAGAATATTATTGGTTGCGGTTTATAGATGATGGTGAACTTAAAGTAAAATATTATAACACTATAAATAAAAAATTTAATCATTGGTCTGTTTCTGAAAGAGACAGTGTTCGAAAGACTATTAGTGAAAAAACTAAAGAAGCAATGTGGAGAGATGATGTAAGAACTAACTATATCAAAGGTATGAAAACCAGAGATAATAAAAGCGCAGACCCAGAAGTTAGAAGGAAAAGGTCTATATCTATGATGGGTAAGAATGTGGGCAAGAAACGCACAGAAGAATCCAAGAGAAAGATGAGTAAAGCAAAGATGGGCACGAAACACACAGAAGAACACATAAGGAAAAAAATGGTAGGTATTAGCAAACTCTATGGGTGCCCTAGTTGTGATAAAAAAATGAATGTTGGGAACCTCACAAAACATATTAAGATTTGCAGAGGATAATTCATGGCTGTAAATAAACATTTTCATACAAGTGGTGTATCTGCGATTGCAACTGAGCAATCTCTATACGCTGACTTAGTTGCAGAAGCAATTCAGATTCATGGTCATGATGTATATTATCTTGACCGCACACTAGTTGCAGAAGACACCGTACTTGGTGAAGATGCGATATCCAAGTTTAATACACAATCCCTTATCGAAATGTATATGGAAGATGCTGGCGGGGGTTATGCTGGAGAACGAGAACTGATGTCTCAGTTCGGTTTGCAGAACCTTAGTGAAGCAACCTTTGTTGTAAGTAAGACAAGGTTTCAGGAGAAAACTAAACAGTTACAAATTGAAACAGGAACAGATTCAACATCATCTGGTTCTATTCAATTGGAATCTGGCACACTCTCAACATCTAAACTAGAGGGTGAGATATTTTATATTATAAACGAAACTGATGCAACTGATGCTGATAGGCCACTGGAGGGTGATGCGATTTATCACCCAACACTCAAGAAATTATTTGAAATTAACTTTGTGGATCACGATGATCCTTTCCACCAGCTGGACAATAACCCAGTTTACAAGATGCGCTGTCGCCTGTTCGATTATGGTTCAGAGTCACTTGATACAGGTATTACAGACATTGACGCAATCGAAGATTCTCTATCTATTGCAAGTTCTGATTATCAGTTGACTCTTGAACAGGCAACAGGAACTACCATCAATCAAGAGATCAGGATTGATCATGAAACTAGTGAAAGTGGTCTACTGTTGGATGAGACAGATGGTGACAACATTATTAATGAAGATGACATAACCCTTGGTGGTGAGAGCATTCTACTTGAAACAGGTAGTGATGAGTATCTTATACAGGAAGACTATATAATAGGTGACGGAGTTACAGACAAGACAGCTCAAAATGAGTTGTTTGAAACATTGGATGATACTGTACTAGACTTCAGTGAGTCAAATCCATTTGGTGATGCAGGGAGTGCAGATTAATGTTTGACTTGAGTGATATATCAAACCCAACTAAAGAACAACTTGCTAAAGAGATGGAAGGTATTCCACAACATTTTGTTAATTATGTTCATGGTAAATGTGAGGGTGATTACCACAATAATCCAGAACAACGTAATGCATATATGCGTGAGTATCACAAAGAGTATCGTGAGAACAACGAGACACCAGAACAAAGAGAAAATCGTAGACAAAACAAAAGTTATCAGACGCTAAAAGACATAAAGAAACATACCATCTACGGAAAGATGAATATAATGCCAGAAGGCGTGAAAGATATACTATGAAGAAAAAGGAGACGGTATAATGTTGGGAACCCAGTTCTACCACGAAACAGTACGCAACGTAGTTGTGGGTTTCGGAACAATTTTTAATAATATTCAATTAGTTCGTAAGGACAATGCTGGAAAGGTTCAACAGACTATGAAGGTTCCCTTGGCATATGGTCCAAGGCAGAAGTTTCTTGTTCGTCTTGCTGATGATGCAGACCTTAGTAAAGCTGCTGCGGTTACTTTACCTCGTATTGGTTTTGAAATCACAGGTCTTACCTACGATCCCGGTAGGAAACTAAACCGTGTTCAGAAGTTCAAAAAGGTTAAGGGTGACACAACCAAAACACAACAGTTGGACACGCAATATATGCCTGTTCCCTATAATGTTAATTTTCAACTTTATATTCTTGCAAAACAGTCAGATGATGCTCTACAAATTGTTGAACAGATTCTACCATACTTTCAACCAGACTACACAATCACGATGAATGATAACGCTGATATGGGTGTTAAAAAAGATATCCCTGTTATTCTAAACAGTATTTCTTATGAGGATGATTATCAGGGAGACTTCACTACAAGACGAGCAATCATCTATACTATGGATTTCACTTGTAAATTTTATCTATATGGCCCGGTTACTTCTAGTAAGGTTATCAAGACGGTACAGGTTGATGCATATACTGATCTGCCCGACAAATCACCCACACGACAGCAGAGACTTACAGTTACACCAAACCCAACCAGTGCTGATGCTGATGATGATTTTGGTTTCAATGAGGTGACATCATTCTTTGAAGATGCAAAAAATTATAACGCAGTGACGGGTGAAGATGAGTGATAACATGTTTCATTATGCAGATGTTCCTTTATCAGTAATTGATAATCTAATAAATTTAGAAGAAGAACTACAAGTTTTAGAACGAGCTCGAAAATTTAGACTAGAAATCGATCCAAATTATTTGGGATATAGAAAAATATCTGATAGTGGGTTGCCAATAGATGAGATGAGTGATTCTCTACAGGGTCACACTAATTTAGAAATTTTCACTGAAGATGAAAAGGCTAATTCGGTCAAACTTTTTAATGAAATTCTAAAACCAATTGTTGGGTATGAACCAAATACTCAAGGTAGGTATGGATATTACAAAGAAGCAATTCATATACATAATGATGGTGAAAATTATTTAGGTGATGATTGGAAATCGCACAACAGAACAGGACAAAAACCTCGGCCTGCAAACACAACAGTATTCTTTCCACTAAGATGTTACAAAGAAGATGGGAGTGTGGGAACAACTGAGACTGTATACTTTGACCAAAAAACTCCTTGGTCTGCAAAATCTGGAATTGATATTGAGAGTGACGATCAAAAGTTCTATAGAGATCATGGTCCAAAGGGATGGCAATTGGATCATGATTATAGTGATTTAGTAGGATACACTAACAAACCCTTTGATTCAGATGTTTGGGTAGAACACCTGCAACAGCACCCAATTGAGATGTTACATGGATTTAGTTTTGCAGCATCCATTCCTTGGAATATTGGTCAAGTTGTTATGTTTGAGACTTCAAGAATTCATTGTAGTTCTTATATGGAAGATTGTTTTGGTAAAGACTGTTTTCTTGTAAAGGTCAACACAAATTTATGGGATTAGTGTGAAAATACTTATACCATTCTCTGGCGGTATAAATTCAACATATTCACTTTATCGTTGGTTGACTGAGACTAATGCTGATATTTTTGTTCGATATGGATTTGATCATTTTGAAAATGATGACTACCGTTCAGAAGAACTTGAAAGAGTTCAAAATTTATCACACTTCCTTAAAAAAGAATATCGTGATTTTGATTTAGAACTGGGTGAGTTTCCTAAACAATATGTAAAGGAACAGATTCCGATCTGGCCGGGATTTAAAAAAGGAAAATATGATATCGGTGCTCTTAGACCACGTTATGCTGGATATATCAATTGGTGTTTTGAAACAGGAGCAGATGGAATATCCATAGGAATATGTTTAGAAAATACAGCAACTCAGGGTTATGAAGTAAGTCGCCGTGAATCTGGTATTGAAAATATTGGTGTTGATATATATTTGGGTGGTGTGAGAGAGTTGGTTCCAGTGGCCACTGGAGATGATTTTAACTATAATGAGGTCGCAAAACATATGATGGGTAGGTTTGAACAGTATGAGTTCTTACCAAAAGAGTTGCGAGATTTGTGTATTAGATATAATTCAGAGAGTCGTAATGGACGTGAAGTTGCATACTGGCGAACATATCAAAAATTTATCAGTGAGGGTAAAACAGGAAGAGACTTTGATTTGTATTGTGCTAAACACGGTAGTTATGGTCCTTGGAGACATGAAGCTGACCCAGAAACGTACATGTATAGGGGTCGAAATGAGGATGGAAAATTGCCTTACTTAATTTATATGGGAGATAATTATGGTAGATGAAATTGACAAAGCGCTTGGAGTGGTTGGGGATATTATTCCTCCAGAAGCATCTTTGAACCCAAACGCCAAAATGTCTGATGTTTCTCGTTATCCAACAGAGATAGAGGGTGGCGAAGATATTGATGAGGACTATAAGTATCAAAGGGAGAACTTCTATCGCTTGGTTGAACAAGGTTCAGCTGCAATTGAGGGCATCCTTGAACTTGCGAAAGAGGGTGAGCATCCAAGGGCATATGAGGTTGCTGGTCAATTAATCAAGAATGTCGCAGAGGTAACTGAGAAACTAGGTGACCTGCAAGAGAAAATGAAAAAACTCAAAGAGGTTCCCAATAACGCACCGAAGAGTGTTACGAATGCATTGTTCGTCGGTAGTACTGCTGAGTTACAAAAAATGTTGAAAGGTAAAAGTGAAAATGAATGATGTTTCATCAATACAGAATGCTTTAAAAAATGTTGTTAAAAATAATCCAAATCATATTGCAGTAAAAGAACTAAACACAGGAAGAGAAATCACATATCTTTCTCTGTATGAAAAGTCGGAGATGAGGTCTGAGAACATTGATGATACACCATATGGTATAATATGTTTACCTGATGGTATTGATTGTGCTATTGAATTTTTAGCTCACGCCTTTATTAAAAAACCTTTTCTAGCTCGCCATCCTTCCGCATCAAAATATGAATCATCGTTACAAGATAAATTTTTAAAAGAAAATTTCCATCCCATTCCTGATGGTTTTCAAATAAAAGTAAGTAGTGGAACAACGAATAAAGCTAAGTTCTTTTTTGTCAAACAATCTCATAGAGTTTTCTATGCACGTCAACTTGCTGAGCGTCTTAAAATAATTCCAAATGATACTGTTTTTTGTCCAGTGCATACGACATATGCCATTGGTGACATAACCATGATAATGACACTTATCTCTGGTGCTACTTTTTATTGTAACAATGATTTGCAACGGGTGAACAAAAAAATAGAGGAATATATTTTAGACATCAGTCAATACCAACCAAGTGTTGTTGTATCTTCACCCCTTACAATATCTGAGATAGCTAAAGTTAATAATATAAAACTGAGTCCTAGAGTATGGAGTACTGCTGGAGCACCACTAAATTACGAAGATGCCTTAAAAATAGAGAATCAAATATCTGGTGTGGTATTGAACAGGTATGGAATAGCTGAGGGATTTATGGCTCATATGTGTAGTATTGATGATACGCAAGACAAAAGATTTTTAACTATTGGTAAAATAGAAACGGATAAGATAAGGCTTGGTGAAAATGGAGAGGTATTGATATCCAGAGATTTTTTGCACGATTTCATGCCAACTAAATTTAATGGTGATTGGTATAATATAGGTGACTTTGGTAGAATCGATGAAGACGGGTATTTAGTTTTAACAGGCAGAAAAAAACTTCTTATATCTCTTGGTGGTCGAGATATAAATCCTTTAGAAGTTGAGTCTCTTTGTTCTGGCAAATCATGTCTTATAGGAATTGATGGGGTTCTATATTTATGTGTTGAGGATGATATCGATCCCAGAAATTATATAGAGGAAACTTTGAAGATACGCATAAACCATTTATGGCAAGGAAAAATACCAGAGATGTCATTGGGTAAGATTGATAGAATTAAGATGACAGAAATAATAAAACAAGAAATGTTGAAAGGTAAAAGTGAGTAAGGTTCTTTATTATCATCTCAATTCCTTTCCAGAAATAAGTGCAAGAGATGAGTATAAATTAGCAACTAGTTTTGGATTACACTCTCCTCGTTTTAGATTTGGTTTTGACAACCAGTTTGATTTGATAGAGAACCCCCTTACAAATTTTCCTACAAATTTTACATCAACATTCGAAGAGTTAACTAATCGTAGGGCTGTAGAGTTATGGGATATTGGCAAACCAATAAGATTGTGGTGGTCAGGTGGTATAGACAGCACATGTGCATTGGTAAGTCTGCTGAAAACTAAAAGGTTGGATACAAGTCTTACTGTGTATCTATCAAAAGCTAGTGTACAAGAAAATCCACGTTTCTATGATTTATTAGTCAATAAGAAAGTTAATTTGCAGTGGCATTCTCACGAAGACTATATCTATGATAATGATCAGTTGTGGAATGACCAAACAATTAATGTGAATGGTGGCGGGGGAGATGAATTATTTCTCGCAATATCATCATATACATCTATAGAGGAATTTTTCAAAATTAAAGACCACGATTGGATTAATGTTATGAAAGATTCTGATATGTTAAACACTACTGAGAAATATATTGATATGTCTCCATACAAACCAAAAACATGTTGGGAGTTACTTTGGTGGTTTGCTAGGAGTATAGATGATTTGTTATCAAGATACCTCTCACCAAGATTTCTCAAAGACCCATCTGTGTATCATCTAGAATATCCATTTTTCTATACAGATTATTTTGAGAAGTGGGCTTTGTCTAATCCATATGCTGGACATAATGGTGACTATGGAACATACAAATGGCCAATGAAAAAATACATATATGATTATGATAAAAATGAAGATTACTTATATACAAAACAAAAAGAAAGTTCATTTCGTTCAGTAAATAAACAACCACGATATGAAGGTGTATCTTCTAATCATTATGTTCTTAATAAGATTGTGTATGAAGATGGTACATACGTTAGATACTAAATAGAACAGGAGATAATAATGGCTGATGGAGTTTATTTAATGCATTAGGAAACCCAAACTTATAAATAATAGTATGATTACACATAAACACCACATCATACCAAGACATGCTGGTGGTACTGATGACCCATCAAACATTATAGTATTGACTATACCAGAACACGCTGCAGCTCATTGTAAGTTATATGAAGAATATGGTAGGTGGGAAGATAGGGTTGCGTGGAAAGCTTTAAGTGGTTCTATAAGTTTTGCAGAAGCAACTAAACAGGCACAAAGTATGGCTAATAAAGGAAAAAAAACTGGAAGAAAATTAGAGGCAGCTTTGGAAAATGGTATAAAGGGAAATGAGGTGTGGAGAGGTAGTAAACACACGGAAGAAAATAAAAAAAGAATGTCTAAGTCTAACAAAGAATATTGGTCTAAAATAAAAGACAGACCTTGGCAAAAGAAGACATATATTATAGAAGGAAAAGAATACTTGGGATTAGATAGTGTAATGGAAACATTTGGATGCTCGATGCCAACTGTCTATAATAGAATAAAAAGTTCCAAGTGGGATTGGAAAATGGGGAGGTTTAGGAACGATGGCAAAACCTGATACTGGTCCGCAAACCTATGCTGGTAACCCGAATCTGAAAAAGGCTAATGTCGCACAGAACTGGACTAAAAAACACCTTGTTGAGTATCAGGAATGCATGGAGAGTCCACAATATTTCATAGAAAACTATGTCAAGATTATTAATCTTGATGAGGGCCTTGTTCCATTTAAGATGTATGACTTTCAGAAGGAAATGGTTGGTACATTCCACAGCAATCGTTTCACTATTTGCAAACTACCCAGACAGTCCGGTAAGTCTACAGTTATGGTTTCATATCTGTTACATTATGCACTATTCAACCCCAATGTTAATATCGCAATCCTTGCAAATAAGGCAGCAACTGCTCGTGATCTACTGTCACGTTTACAACTTGCGTATGAACACCTACCCAAATGGTTACAACAGGGGGTAATGAGTTGGAACAAAGGTTCCTTGGAGTTAGAAAATGGTTCTAAAATACTGGCAAGTTCCACTTCAGCTAGTGCTGTTCGTGGTGGTTCATATAACATTATTTTCCTTGATGAGTTTGCTTATGTTCCTGCAAACGTAGCTGAACAGTTCTTTAGTTCAGTGTATCCCACAATTTCATCTGGTAAAACAACTAAAGTTATGATTGTTTCTACTCCCCACGGTATGAATATGTTCTATAAACTATGGGTGGATGCAGAGGAAGGTCGTAACAATTATATACCAATTGAGGTTCATTGGAGTGAAGTTCCCGGCCGGGATGAGAAGTGGAAAGAAGAAACAATCAGAAACACTTCCCAATCTCAGTTTAACACGGAGTTTGAGTGTGTTTCTGGTGATACAAAGGTTACTCTCAAAGACAATGATACAGGAAAGATTATTAATGTAAATATTGAAGAAATGGTGAGTGTGAGTTCTTTGGATGTATAAATAGGTGTATGGTTTATCATATCTACGCATTAAAAGACGATACAAACAAAATCAAATATGTTGGGCAGACAATCAATCCTGATGTAAGAAAAACATGTCACAAAAATAAAAAACCTAAACATACATTCCATATCATAGACAATACTAATGACCGCATAGAAGCAAGGGATATGGAGATACGATTGATTAGGGAAAATGATTGTTATCTTTTTGGATGGAATAAAACCCCCGGCGGTGAGGGATTTTCGGGGTATTCTAGGAAAGGTATTGGTGGTGTGAAAAAAGGAACTAAAGCTTGGAACCGTGGGATGAAGGGATGTTTTAGTGAAGAAACTATTGCTCGTTGGTCTGCTAAAAGAAAGGGTGTAAGACACTCTTCCAAAGTAGATATTGATACTGTTAGAGAAATAAGAAAGTTGTATGATGAACAACCTCATATTGATGGTGTTGGTGAAATCCAAGGAAACGGCCGGGCGATGTCTTATGTGCAAGGTTTTTGTAAGACATATCATAATGATTATGGATTAACTTTACAGGGATTAAAAAAAATAGTCTTAAATGGAAGTTGGAAAGATGTCTAAAAGTTATAAAGTGTTATCACCATCAGGGTTTGTGGATTTTGCTGGTATTCAAAAAATAACACGCAGCAAATATCGACATTTTATTTTTGATGATGGCACAGAAATCAAATGTTCGTTAAATCATAGATTTGGTGAAGAGGAAATAGTAGCCTCAACACTCCATCACGGCACAGAGCTTCAGGGTAAAAAAATACTGTATGCAGAAGATGTTGAGGATGATATTGATTTATATGATTTGTTAAATGTTGCCAATGGAAATCTTTACTACACCAACGGATTAGTATCACACAATTGTGAGTTCCTTGGCTCTATTGATACACTGATTGCACCCCATAAACTTAAACAGTTAACATATCGAGCACCTAAGCAGTCTAGTGGGGGGCTTGATGTTCATGTTCTACCACAAGAAGGTCACACATATCTTCTCACTGCTGATGTTTCACGGGGAACATCAAACGATTACTCAGCATTTGTGGTTGTGGATGTGAGTGAAATACCATATAGGGTCGTTGCAAAATTTCGTGACAATGAAATCAAACCTCTCATATTCCCATCTAAAATCTATGACACTGCACGAGCATACAATCAAGCCTTTGTATTGATTGAGGTTAATGACATTGGAGAACAGGTTGCTAACGCTATGCAGTTTGACTTGGAGTATGACAACCTTATTATGGCAAGTATGCGTGGCCGTGCGGGACAAGTCCTTGGAGGGGGCTTCAGTGGTGGTAGAGCGCAGTTGGGGGTAAGAACCACAAAGGCAACAAAGAAGATTGGTTGTTCAAACCTCAAGCAGTTGGTTGAAGATAATAAACTGATTATTGAGGATTACGAATGTATCAATGAGTTATCAACCTTTATTGTTAAGGGTTCATCCTTTGAGGCTGATGATGGGTGTAACGATGACCTTGTTGCATGTCTCTTTATCTTTGCATGGGTTACAGACCAACAGTATTTCAAAGAATTAACTAATAATGATATCCGTAAAACGATGATGTCTGAACAACAAGATGCATTAGAACAGGATATGGCACCCTTTGGTTTCATAGTAAATGGGCTTGAGGATGAAAATATTGGAGAAATGGTAGACGAATATGGAACTCGTTGGGCACCTATTGTGAGAGACAGTTCTGGAAGTTGGTAATATCCTAAATAAATTCGATTAGATCGTTATGTTTTTTGATATAACAATTGGAACATAAGATAACAGATTTATCAATTAGGTGAAATACCTCTTTGCGGCTATCATCGCTTGTTCCAACTCTCTTGGATACCTTGCGTATCTCTGCATCATGGGGCCAGAATTTGAGACAGACATGCTCTGCCTCACCACAGTGAATACATGATTTTTCTGTGAGGAATTCATTTAGAAGGTATACCCGCTTCTGATAATTTCTTCGTGAAACCTTCTTGATGGTATCTTTATATTTTTCATAATGGTCATTCATATTACTATATATACATTAGATGATATAACACTTATAAAATCGAGTTATGTAAAAGAGATTTTTTATAAATATCTGTATAACAAATAACTCTCTTTAAGTTAGGAGTAAAGATATGGGATTTCTAGTTTCACCCGGCGTTCACGTTAGGGAAATCGATCTTACAAATGTTGTTCCTGCTGTATCTACCTCTATTGGCGCAATTGCCGGACCCTTCGCAAAAGGTCCAGTAAGTGCAGTTACCGCCATTAGTTCGGAAGAACAGCTTCTACAGACATTCGGTAAGCCAAATAGTTCAAATTTTGAGTGGTGGTTCACTGCTGCAAACTTCTTGCAGTATGGTGACGCTCTTCGTGTGGTTCGTGCAGAATCAGGCATTCTAAACGCTGGTTCAAGCAGTGCTATCCTCATTCGTGACGATGACCACTATGAAGCTAGTTTTTCAACAGGACAAGGTTCTCACGGCGATTGGACCGCTCGTACAGCTGGTACTTTAGGTAACTCAATCGGTGTTGATATCTGTGGAAGCCCGGCAGCATTTTCACAACAACTTGGTTCTCTTAACCTAGTTAATGGTGCTGGTGCAATTGGTGATCTATCTATTACAGTAGATGACCAAAATGCAACTGCCGCATCAATCGTAATTGGGGACATCATTCAGTTCTACACAGCAAGTGCTATTGTTGGAGTAGTTAACGGTGCAATCACAGTTGCAAGTAAAACTCTTACTACTGATGGTGGAACTGGTGCAGTTGCAGCAGGACAAAGAGTGCTTGGTGCTGGTATTTCAGATGGTGACGAAGTTGTTAAGATTGAATCAGTTACTTCGCAGAGTGGTGGTGCTGGTTCGGTTATATCAGTTGTTGTTCTAGATAAAGCAATCACAGTTGCCAACGATGTAGCTCTAGTGTTTTCAGCTGCAGCTGGTCATACTAAGGTTGAATCAGGTAACGTAGAATACGAAGTCACTGCAATTTTATCAGACACTCTAACCATTCGGGTTCTTGATGATCCTGCTGGTGCCGGACTTCAGACAGTTATTCCTGATAACTCTCTAATTCGTCGGCGCTGGCGTTTCAGCGATCTATTTGATGCTGCTCCCGGCACATCAGATTGGGCAATTGCGAATGCTCGTGGTGAACTAGATGAAATACATGTTGCAGTTTATGACAAAACAGGTGACATCACAGGTTATGATGTTGATGTTAAGGGACAACGTACATCTTCAGTTATTGAAGTTTGGTCGAATATGTCTAAGAACTCATCTGCAAAGACAACTCAGGGCGGTAATAATTACTACCCGGATGTTATCTTCCGTGGTTCTAACTACATCTACTGGACAGATCATAATTCTGCTGGTACTAACTGGGGTACAGATGTTGCAACAGGTACGGACTATACAAAAGTGCCCGGTGTTGTTATTGCCACTCTAACAGGTGGAACAGATGATTACTCTGTTACTGCTGGTGAACTTGAACTTGCATATGATAAGTTTAATGACACAGAAAATCTTGATATCAACCTAGTTATGGGTGGACCAAGTTCTGGTGTTGCAGACACAGAAGCAGGTCAAGATACCTTGGTAACAATGATCACAGACCTTGTTGAATTGCGTAGGGATTGCGTTGGTTTCGTATCTCCTTATCGTGCGGCAACAGTTGGTGTTACATCATCCATCACCCAGACAGCTAATGTTAAAGCAGCATTTGACAAATGCCCATCGTCTTCGTATATGGTATTCGACAGTGGATACAAGTATATGTATGACAAATATAATGATGTGTATCGATTTGTTCCTTTGAACGGTGATACTGCTGGCCTTTGTGCATTTACAGATATGGTTGCTGACCCTTGGTTCTCACCAGCGGGTTACAATCGTGGCGCTGTTCGTGGTGCAATTAAACTTTCTTACAACCCACAGAAAGCAGATCGTGACATTCTCTATAAGGCCCGGATCAACCCAGTGGTTGATTTCCCCGGCCAGGGTGTTACACTCTTTGGTGACAAGACTGCTCTTTCGAAACCAAGTGCATTTGACCGCATTAACGTGCGGCGGCTGTTCCTTGTTCTTGAGAAGGCAATTGCCACTGCTGCTAAGTTCCAACTCTTTGAGTTCAATGATGAATTCACAAGGGCACAGTTCCGTAATCTGGTAGAACCCTTCTTGCGGGATGTGCAGGGTCGTAGAGGTATTTTCGACTTTAAGGTAGTTTGTGATACAACTAACAACACTGGTGAGGTCATTGACCGTAACGAGTTTATTGGTGACATCTACATCAAACCAGCAAGGTCAATCAACTTTATTACACTAAACTTCATCGCCGTTCGAACTGGTGTTGCGTTTAGTGAGGTAGGAGGTTAATCATGGCTAATATAGATGACTTTAAAGCAAATCTAATCGGTGGTGGTGCAAGAGCTAACCAATTTAGGGTAACTATTACTCCACCATCAGGGATCGCAATCGGTCTTGATACTCGTAGAACTTCGTTTCTAGTAAAAGCATCGTCTTTACCTAGTAGGGGTATCACTGAAATTCCTTTGAAATTCCGTGGTCGTACAATTTACATGGCGGGTGATGCAACTGAACCAGAAGAGTGGACAACCACATTTATAAATGATACTGACTTTATGATTAAAAACGCAATTGAACGCTGGTCAAACGGTATCAATGATTTTGCTCTTAATACTGGTGTTGTTTCTCCTGCTGATTATCAGACAGACTTGACTATTGAACAATTGGATCGTGACGAAACGGTTTTGAAAACTTATATTCTTCGAAATGCATGGCCAAAGACAAGTGGTTCTGCAATTGAAATGAGTATGGATACTGAGAATGAAGCTGAGAATTTTGACGTTACTTGGAGATATCAGCACTTCGAAGCTTCCGGCGTAAACTTCTAATTTGAACCTACTAAATAGACAGTAGGAGATAAAAACATTATGGCAGAACTATTCGGCTTTACAATACAAAAAGCACAAAAGGATGCGGGGGCCCGTGAGAAAACTTTCACGGACCCCACTTCTGATGACGGCGCAATTGAGATTGCAGGCGGTGGTTTCTTTTCATCTGTACTAGATACAGATGGGCGGGAACGCAATGAGCTTGACCTTATTCGTCGTTATAGAGATATTTCTATGCAATCGGAGTGTGATGCTGCGATTGAAGATATCGTGAATGAAGGTATCATTTCAAATCTAAATGATATTCCAGTTAACATAGACTTAACCAACTTACCTTACAGTGATAAAATTAAAAAGCGTATTAGGACAGAGTTCAGTGAAGTCTTGCGTCTTCTCAATTTTAATGAGAAGGGTCATGACATTTTTCGTCGGTGGTATATTGATGGAAGAATATTCTATCACAAAGTTATCGATAACAAAGACCCCCAGAAGGGTCTAACACAGTTGAGGTTTATTGACCCAACCAAAATTCGTAAGGTTCGAGAAACAAAAAAAGACCCTGATCCAAGTGTCAATGGTATTGAGATGGTTATTAAAGTAGATGAATATTATATCTACAATGATAAATCATTTTCATCATCTGGTTCACAGGGCAGTAATCAAGGAATTAAGATTGCGGCTGATTCGATAGTGTTTGTCCCATCAGGGTTGCTTGACAATAACTCAGGTAGAGTTATCTCATATCTACACAAAGCAATCAAACCAGTTAACCAGTTGCGTATGATTGAGGATGCGATTGTTATCTATCGTATTTCTAGAGCACCTGAGCGTAGAATTTTCTACATTGATGTTGGCAATCTACCAAAGGTCAAAGCAGAACAATATCTAAAAGATGTGATGAACCGTTATCGTAACAAGTTAGTTTACGATGCAACCACAGGTGAAATTCGGGATGACCGAAATCATATGTCGATGCTTGAAGATTTTTGGCTCCCTCGCCGTGAAGGTGGTCGTGGAACCGAAATTAGCACACTTCCCGGTGGTTCTAACCTTGGGGAAATAGATGATATCGTATACTTCCAACGAAAACTATACCGTTCACTTAACGTGCCGATTTCAAGACTTGAAGCCGAAAACGGATTCAGTATGGGACGAGCATCAGAAATTACCAGAGATGAACTCAAATTTACTAAGTTCGTACAACGTATTCGTAAGAAATTCACCCCCCTATTCACTGACTTGCTCAAAACTAACCTACTCCTTAAAGGAATAATTGCGCCAGAAGATTGGCCTCGTATGCAAGAGCATATTCAGTATGACTTCATGGAAGATGGTCACTTTGCAGAGTTGAAGGATGCAGAACTTCTTAATGATCGCATCCAGACACTTGATAGCATTCAGTCTTACATTGGCACATTCTTCAGTAAAGAATATGTATTGAAGAAGGTACTAAATATGACTGATGCTGAGGTTGAAGAAATGCGAGCTCAGATGAAGAAAGAACTTGATACTGATCCATTGGATGGTGGAATTGATATGCCAGATGGTGGTGATGGTATCACAAGGTATCCACAGGATGGCGATGGTAGTGTTATTCCACCAGATCAGATGCCAGACTATGAAGAACCTGAGCAAGATGGTAAACCAAATGATGATCAAAAGTTTAATGGAGGAAAATAATTATGAGTAAAGAATTTGTAGACGCTCTTGTATCTGGTAACAATATCGAAGCTGAGAAAGCATTCAGTATCACAATGGCCAGTAGGGTTGGTGATGCTTTGGAAGTTAAACGGCGGGAATTGGCCAATACTTTTGTCAAATATCAGGACAAGGAAGCGGACGTTAATGAAACGGATTGATGAAATCTATGAAACTACAGTCGTAGAGAGGGATGAGCATAAGAAATCGCAGCAATATAAGCGCCTTTCACCCAAAATGAAGGATGCTGTAGACGATTTGTTTAAACAGATGGATGCGAAACCTTCAGATTTCCTAAATAGTTTCGAAAGAACCATTACCGATGTATCTAAGAAATATAAAGTCCCTGAGAGGGAACTTATGGGATACTTCGAAAAAGAAATGTTAGCGATCTAGGAGAGATAGATGTCATTTGTAACGACAACATTAAGAGATACGGTTGTGAATGCCCCAGCTGCTGGTGGTATCGTAACGGTAAAAACAATTTTTGATAATGATACTGCTGACAATCTCATTCTTAATGCAGACGGACTTTCTGGATTTGCAAACGGTTGTAAGTTAGACCTGTCCCGTGTTTGGTGGGCTCTTACTCAGGGTACTGCCGCAGCAAACACTGGTGATTTGATCATTAAGTTTGTTGGTTCTTCAGCAAATGTAGTTGCATTACAACTTGCTGGTACAGGACATTATGATGGTTCTGCTGGACTAGTCAAAGGAACTGCAACAAATACAACAGCAACATCATCCGATATTAACGGAGAAACAAGGGGTACTTCTGGTTTTGTTATCTTAGAATTTAAAAAAGACAAAGCTTGGACGGCATAGGATAAAACAATGAAACTATTTTCAGAGGCAGTCGAAGACGTAGAGTATATCTGTGAAGCAAAGGAAGACGGTAGTAAGTCCTACAAGATTCGTGGTATCTTTATGCAGGCTGACATCAAGAACCGCAATGGTCGGGTGTATCCTATGGAAATACTCAATAATGAAGTTATTAAATATAACAAGAACTTTATTAAAGAGAAACGTGCATTTGGTGAACTGGGCCATCCAGACGGGCCAACCGTCAATCTGGAACGTGTATCACATATGATCACATCCCTTGTACCAGAAGGAAAGAATTTTATTGGAGAGGCGAAGATTATGTCTACGCCTATGGGTGAGATTGTGAAGAGTCTTATGGATGAAGGTGCAAAACTGGGCGTTTCCTCACGGGGAATGGGCAGTCTAGATCAAAAAGGTGGTGCAAACTATGTGCGGGATGACTTCTATCTCGCAACAGCAGCAGATATTGTTGCTGACCCCTCTGCACCAAATGCTTTCGTAGAAGGTATTATGGAAGGTAAAGAGTGGGTTTGGAACAACGGTGCGTTGTTGGAATCAGAAATGATGGAGATGAAGAGAGAGTTTGATGTTAAGAAACGTCAGAGAAACGCAACTAAAGAAGCATTAGCCTTTGCTAAGTTTCTTAAAAGACTTTAATTTATAAATAATCAACAGAACTAGGTAAGGAGACACCCTATGTCAGAACTAGAACAGACAATTGAAGAGTTGGAAGCAGAAGTGCTTGCAGAACTCGAAGAAGCAAGTGATGCCCAGACGAAGGGTGCTACTCCTGCTGAACCAAAGAAGAAAATCGATGCAGTAACCCCCGGTGGCGAAACCGAAGATGGTGGGCCTGCCGTAGTAGAACCTGATGCAAAGAAATCACCAACAGATGTTGCTGGAAAGAAAGCAAAAAAAATCAGTGGTGATGATCAGCAAAAGGGTGAGGGTAAAGCAGATGGTCCTCAGAAGCTTGCAGCTGGATTTGAACCAGACGGTGAGGTTGTTGCTGAGTCAAAGAAGATGACTAAGGCACAGGCTCTAGAGCAAATCGGAAAGATGAAGAAGGGCGACATCGAAGAGATGCTTGCTCAACACGCTTCCTCTCTTGCTGAAGCAGAAAATGCTGAGACAGAAGAAGAGTTGAAGAAACTCGAAGATGCCAAGGCAGAAATCGAAGAGAAGATCAAGTCCATTAATGTTGCGGAAGACGTTGCCGCTCTTGTTGATGGTGAAGACCTCTCTGAAGAGTTTAAGAACAAGGCAGCAACAATCTTTGAAGCTGCTGTTAAATCAAAGACCCGTGAGGAAATTGCTCGTATTTACGAATCAATGACTTCCGATTTTGAAGTAAAACTAGAAGAGTCAGTTGATACTCTTACAGAAAAAGTAGATACTTATCTCAACTACGTTGTAGAGGAATGGACTAAAGAGAACGAGTTGTCAATCGAGCGTGGACTAAAGGGCGAGATTGCAGAAGACTTTATCTCTGGACTGAAACAGTTGTTTGAAGATCATTATATTGACGTGCCTGATGAGAAATATGACATTCTCGAAGCACAGTCTGAAAAGATTGCTGAACTAGAGGAAAAGGTTAATAGTGTTATGGAGCAGAATATTGCTCTTTCCACAGTTAAGTCTGGTCTAGTTCGGGAACAGGTTATCTCTGAAGCTTGCGAAGAGTTGACCGATACCGAAATTGAAAAGTTCAAGTCTCTTACCGAAGATGTTGATTTTGTTAACGAAGAGTCCTTCAAAGCAAAACTTAACACCTTGAAGGAAAGTTATTTCCCAAAGACGATTGTTGAACAAACTTTTGATGATGAAGATGGTGGCACCGCACAGGACATTGATACGACTAAAGCTATGGGCGCTTACATGTCGGCAATTAGTCGTAACAAAGAGCGTGCCCAATAATATTATAAAAAAACAGATGTAATTAAAAAGGAGAAAAAAATGTTTCAGACAGAACATCTACAAGAAAAGTGGCAGCCAGTCCTAGAACACCCCGATCTACCACGGATCACGGATTCTTACAAGCGGGCAGTTACTACTCTGATTCTAGAAAACCAAGAAAAAGCAATGAGAGAAGACCACGGTTTTAGCCGTGGATATCTTTCAGAAGCCGCACCAACTAATAGCATGGGTGGCGGACAGATGGACACATGGGACCCAATTCTAATTTCCCTAGTTCGTCGTGCAATGCCTAACCTCATTGCTTATGACATTTGTGGTGTGCAGCCAATGACAGGTCCAACCGGACTTATCTTTGCCATGCGTTCTACACTCGCCTCACAGGATGGTGCAGAAGCCCTCGTTGATGAGTCAATGCCTGATATCTCCAACCAGAACGCTGCCGGTACAATCGGCGGTGGTGATGTTGGTGCTACAGAGACTAACCCTGCTGTTCTTAATGATGCCTCGCCGGGAACATATACTTCCGCAACAGGTATGACACGAAGTCAGGCTGAAGCACTTGGTGATGGCGGTACGAACGCTTTCGCTGAAATGTCATTCAGCATTGAAAAGTCTACGGTTACTGCCGTTTCCCGTGCGCTCAAAGCTGAGTACACGATGGAACTTGCACAGGACTTGAAGGCAATTCATGGTCTTGACGCCGAGACAGAACTCAGCAACATTCTTTCTACAGAACTCCTTGCTGAAATTAACCGTGAAGTTGTTCGTTCACTATATGTCACTGCCGTGGCTGGTGCTCAGGTTAATACAACTACTTCTGGTACTTTTGATCTTGACACTGACTCAAATGGTCGTTGGTCAGTTGAGAAGTTCAAGGGTCTAATGTTCCAGATTGAACGTGACGCCAATGCGATTGGTCAACAGACTCGTCGGGGCAAGGGTAACATGCTGATCGTTTCAGCTGACGTTGCTTCTGCTCTTCAGATGGCTGGTGTTCTTGATTACACACCTGCTCTTAACAACAACCTCGCAGTTGATGACACATCTTCCACATTCGCTGGTACGATGAATGGTCGTTTCAAGGTATATGTTGATCCATATTCTGCAAATGTTGCTGCTAGTCAGTATTATGTTTGTGGTTATAAGGGCACATCACCTTATGACGCCGGGTTCTTCTACTGCCCATACGTTCCACTACAGATGGTCCGTGCGGTTGGTGAGAACTCCTTCCAGCCTAAGATTGGTTTCAAGACTCGTTATGGTCTTGCTGCTAACCCATTCGCTGGTGCGGGAGCGGTTGCTGCTGATGACACGGTTAATACCGATGCTTCATTGGAGGCAAATACCAATGCTTGGTACAGGCGTGTAAAAGTCACGAATCTCATGTGATCAACCTTATGTAGTTTAATAACTACAATAAGAAACTTGACTAAAAACTTAGAGGGTGCTGGAAACAGCATCCTCTTTTTTGTCTATTAACTACATAGAGTTTAAATTTTTTTTGTTATAAATAGAAGTGAAATGTAGGTCACGATGTTAGACGCATCCACCTACTCTAACGCTTATAAGGAGCATCAGCAATGTCTATTTATACCCCCTACACATACCGTATTACATCCCAGACCACCGGCCAACACTACTATGGTGTCCGATATAAAAGAGGTTGTCATCCTGACGATTTCTGGGTTTCCTATTTTACCTCATCAAAATATGTTAAAGAACTCATAGAAAAATATGGCAGGGACGATTTTACCATAGAGATTCGTAAAACTTTCACTGATTCCGATAGTGCTAAAACTTGGGAATCTGGTGTTCTAAAAAGATTACATGTGGTGACCAGAAACGACTGGCTAAATAAAACTGACATCAAGAATTATACTCCCGTAAGGTGTTCTACAGAAACTAAAAGAAAAATGAGTGAATCAAAAAAAGGTAAAAATAATCCTTTGTGGGGTAAAAAACGATCTGAAGAAACCAAAAAGAAAATGAGTGAATCAAAAAAAGGCAAGAAACCTACAGAAGAAACTAAAGAAAAAATGAGACAATCAAGGATTGGAAAAAAACAACCACAATGTCAAAAGGATAAGGTTGCGTCTGCATTATGTAAAGAATATATTATCATCGATCCTGATGGTAAGGAGTTTAAGATAATAAATCTGACGAAGTGGTGTAGAGAAAATAACTTAGACCAAGGTAATATGGCAAGGGTAGCAAATGGTAAAGCAAAACAACATAAAGGTTATTTGGTTAATTCTGTGACCTAAATAGTATTATAATGGCAACATCACAATCACCACTCGCAAGACAACCAGAACAGTTAGACTATGCAAGTCCAACCCAGTTCCGCTTTGGTATTCAACAATTACCAAAGGTAGAGTTTTTCACAACCAATGCAAACCTGCCCGGTATTGAGGGCGCATCTGTAGATTTCGCAAACCCATTTAAGAATATTCCAATTATGGGTGATAAACTTACATATAGTGACCTTACTATCACATTTATTGTAGATGAGTATCTAGAAAATTATCAGACCCTACACAATTGGATTACGGGGTATGGTTTCCCATCAGATAGGTCAGAATTTAGAAAACATAGGGATGTTACGTCAAACACTCCGGCCGGGGGTGTAAAACAACCTGTTGATCTTGTTGGTAATGCTGTATCTGATAAAGCAATGTATTCGGATGCATTTCTTATGATCCTGTCAAACAAAAATAATCCAATTCTAAACGTAAATTTCCAAAACGTATTTCCAATATCACTCAGTGGATTAAATTATACACAGGGTGCAACAGATGTTGAGTATATGACTGCTGATGTAACATTCAAATATCAAATTTATAAATTTGAGAGTGTATAAATATAGATGAGCAGATTTGGTAAGCTTTAACATTTATCAAATCTTAGACTTAATTTCTGATGACAACTCGTTCGAACTCATCAGGGTCAACATATCAAAGAGAGAAACCAAACTGCTCACTTTTTTTATTATGAGGCAATTATGGATTTAGAAGTACTAAAGAAAACTGCAAGAGAAGACCTTCCTATAACTGATCTAGAACATATCGATCAGGAATCTTTTAAAAATCAAATGATCAAACGGAAATGGTTGGACTTCAAGGCAGACTTTGAATTGCTACTGGTCAAAGCTAAAACTGACCATCAACTCCTATATCGTCAGAAATGGGAGTACTATGGTGGTAAGGCAGATGCAAAAGTCTACGCTGCAAAACCGTTTGACATTAGGGTTATGAAGACAGACCTTACAATGTACATTCAGTCCGACGAGGACATTCTTAGAATTTCAAATAAAATTGGGTACTACGATTCATGCGTAGACTACTGCAAGGGTGTGATTAAATCTATCGACAATCGTGGGTGGGATATTCGTAATGCCACTGATTGGAAAAAGTTTGAAGCGGGTATGATATAATGGCTTGGGGTTATCATACACTATTTGATTGCGAATCCTGTTCAAAGGAAACTTTAACAGAAGAGAATATTCGATCATTCATTTCTAATGTTGTTCCAACAATTGGTATGGTATCATATGGTGACCCAATGATTGCACACTTTGCAACACACGACCCTGATGCGGCCGGTTACAGTTTTTGTCAGATGATAGAAACCAGTAACATCACAGGACACTTTGTAGATAAAACAGGTGACTGTTATATTGATATTTTTAGTTGTAAGAAATATGATACGGGTCTTGCAACTGGAGTTATTGTGGATTTCTTCAGTCCAAAAGAATTAAAATGAAATATGTTGAGAGGGGTTAGTTGTGCATATATCAAAGAAGAACGAAGAATTTCTATAGTGCGTAAATGTGGGATAATATAAATAGTAGTATGATCTATTTGTATCTCAAAACCCACAATGTTACTGGTAAAAAGTATCTGGGTAAAACTGCTCAAGACCCCCATACTTATAAGGGATCAGGTGTCTATTGGAAGAATCATATTCGTAAACACGGGAATGACGTAACAACAGAAGTGTTGAGAATATGTAAAAGCAATGATGAAGTAAAGGAATGGGGATTATATTACAGCGAACTGTTCAGCGTCGTTGAATCAAATGACTTTGCTAATTTGATGGAAGAAAATGGTATAGGTGGAGTACCAACTAACGCCTTTCCAAAAGGACATATTCCATGGTGTAAGGGCAAAAAAGTGCCCAGCATTTCCATCGCAAGGAAAGAATATTGGATAAAGTGGAGAGAGGAAAATCCGGGATACAAAGACAAATGGAAACGGAGAGGACGAGTTTCTACAGAAAGACTAGCAGTGGTTAGTAATATATACGCTAACAAAATGACGGATCAAAACAGGGTTGAGTTGGTTTGTCCTCATTGCGGTAAAGTTGGTAAGGGACATGCCAATATGAAGAGGTGGCACTTTAGCCGGTGTAAAAATAAAGGATGATATCATCATGAAAATCTCCAAGAAAAATGAAGTCTATTTGATACTTGATGATATGGAAGATTCTACTCGACAGGAGTTATGTTCATTTTTTGAGTTTGAGGTTCCTAACGCTAAGTTCACACCTATGTATCGCAATAGAATGTGGGATGGAAAGATACGATTGTTCTCCCCAGCAACAGGTGAGATATATGTTGGATTGCTCCAGTATATCAGAGGATTTTGTCAGAAAAACGGAATTGACTATATATTAGAAGAAGGAGTTGAAAATGAGCGGGTTATTGTTCGCCAAGTTGTTAGAGATTTCATCAGGTCACTTAAACCTAAATCCGGGGGAAAGTCTCTCAAAGTTCGTGACTATCAAATTGATGCTGTACATCACGCTATTTCCAGAGGTCGGGCTCTTCTTGTTAGTCCTACTGCTTCGGGCAAATCACTCATAATCTATTCGTTAGTTCGTTATTATCATATGATGGGGTTAAAGACCCTGATACTAGTTCCCACCACTTCACTTGTGGAACAGATGTATTCAGACTTTGAGGACTATGGTTGGAGCTCTGGTACATACTGCCAGAAGGTATATCAGGGACATTCAAGTAAGGTTGAAAAAGACGTTGTTGTATCAACATGGCAATCCATTTATAAATTACCAAAGAAATATTTTGAACAATTTGGTTGTGTGATTGGTGATGAAGCGCATATGTTTAAGGCAAAATCCTTAACAGGCATAATGACCAAGTTACACCAATGTAGGTACAGATATGGTCTTACAGGGACGCTGGACGGTACACAGACGCATCAGCTTGTGTTAGAGGGACTGTTTGGTCCAGTTGAAAAAGTAACTACCACAAAGCAACTAATTGACAATAAATCTCTTGCTGACCTTAAAATCAAATGCATTGTTTTAAAACATTATAATATACGAGAGAGGATGACTTATGCAGAGGAACTACAATTCCTAGGCGAACATGAAGGTAGAAATGCATTTCTTGCTGGGTTGTTGATGCATCTTCCGGGCAATACATTATGTTTATATCAACTCGTGGAGAAACATGGTAAGCCACTGCACGAAGCAGTTTTAAAGACTCAGGCTGAAGGATACTTTGATGATAAATTGCGAAAGATATTTTTCATCTATGGTAAAACGAGTACCACAGAAAGAGAAGAAATACGAGCTATTGTTGAGGGTGAGAAAAACTCTATCACTATCGCTTCGTATGGCACCTTTAGTACTGGTATTAATATTCGTAACATTCATAACATCGTGCTCGCAAGTCCAAGTAAATCCAGAATTAGGGTGTTACAGAGTATCGGTAGAGGTTTGCGGGTCAGTGAGAATAAGGATTCCGTTTTGATCTTTGATATTGCAGATGACTTGACATTTAGAAATCAGAACAACTTTACGCTTAATCACTTTCAAGAACGCATCCAGATTTATAACACAGAACAATTCAACTATGAAATTAGTAAAGTAAAACTACAGTAGTCATAAATAGAATTAGAACAATTCAACTATGAAATTGCAAAGGTAAAACTACAATGAATAAGGATACATATAAAATCTTAAAGCTCATTAGTGGGGAAAATATCATTTGTGAGTTAACTGAGGGCGATGGTAAGTATGAAATTTCAAAGCCACTACTAATGAATGTTCACCCAAGTATGACACGAAGAGGTATGACAGAATCTCTAATGCTCTCACGATGGGTACAACCCTTTACAGAACAAAAATATTTTGAGATTGATCCTAAACATGTTATTATTATGTTACCCGCATCTCCCGGATTGAGTATCTATTATGAAGGAATAATTAATAAATTAGATGGCGCTGATCTGATTGATACTGTGGATGATTACGATGATGAGGATATATATGAAGAACTATTAGATGAACTGGAAATATCTAATAAATCAATACATTAATGTAGTTCTATGAACCAAGGACAAGCATAATATAACACCATTTTTAGGCGAAGTCAAGGTACTTTTAAATTATAATGGTCCTTGACTTTATATTACAAATATAGTATAGTGTATAAAGATTGAGGAAAATACCTAATGGCGAAAGCAAAAGGCGAACACTACGTTGATAATAAAGCATTTCTTGTTGAAATGGTCGCATGGAAAGAGAAGTGCAAAGAAGCAGTGGATGCTGAAAAACGTATTCCACCTGTTACAAATTATATGGGTGAGTGTTTTCTCAAGATTGCACAACATTTATCCTATCGGCCTAACTTTATAAATTATACATACAAGGATGACATGGTATCTGATGGGATCGAAAACTGTCTTCAATATGCTTCAAACTTCAATCCAGAGAAGTCATCAAATCCCTTTGCATACTTTACGCAAATTATCTACTACGCCTTCATCCGAAGAATTCAAAAAGAAAAGAAGCAAACCCACGTTAAAAATAGAATCGTAGCGGGTAGTAACTACCAATCCTTTGATACTATGCCCGGTGATTCAACCAGTTACAGTATTGATAATTCCTTTGCACTAGAAAATCTTCCAATGGAAGATGTCTATAAACCTAAGACGGTAGAAAAAAAAAGTAAAAAAGGACTAGAGAAATTTATGGAAGATGATGTTGTTGGTGTTGCGGAACTTGGTGACGAGCGTTGAAGATTGCAATTATTACCGATACCCACTTCGGAGCTAGAGCTGAGAACCAAAATTTCAGTGATTATTTCTACAAGTTCTATGATGATGTATTTTTTCCCACTTTAGTTAAGAGAGGAATTACTACCTGTGTTCATATGGGTGATGTTACAGACCGTAGAAAATTCATCAGCTTTAAAACTGCCAGTGATTTTAGAAAGAGGTTCATCAACCGATTTTCTGAGTTGGGGATTGACCTTCATCTTATCATTGGTAACCATGATACATTTTATAAAAATACCAGTGAAGTCAATTCAATGGAAGAACTTGTAGGTTCTGATAAGTGTAATATATACACGGGTCCAACGGTTGTTGAATTTGATGGTATACCAATTCAATTCATGCCGTGGATTAATGCTGGTAACTATGACATTGCAATGAATGCATTGAAGACTTCTCCCGCACAGATTTTGATGGGACACTTGGAAGTAAATGGATTTGAAATGCATAAGGGTCATATGGCAGAAGGTTCCTATGATAAGGAATTGTTCCGTAGGTTTGACCTATGCTTTAGTGGACACTTTCATCATAAATCTGATGATGGCCAGATATATTATCTGGGAACCCCGTATGAGATTACATGGAGTGACCACGATGACCCGAAAGGTTTTCATATCTTTGATACAGATAATAGAGAACTGGAACGTATTATTAATCCATACACTATCCATGAAAAGATTTTCTATGATGATACTGTTAAAGATTATACCAAAGAAGATGTATCTGGTTATAAAGAGAAGTATGTAAAACTGATTGTGGTAAACAAGAAAGACCTTTATCAGTTTGACAAGTTCACAGACAGATTGCTACAGGCTGATGCATATGAAGTTAAGATTATTGAAGACTTCTCTGAGTTGGATGCTGAGAATGTATCTGATGATATTGTGGAGAATACTGAAGACACGATGACGCTTCTAGAAAAATACATTGATCAACTGGACGTTACACTGAGTAAGGACAGACTGAAGAGTACGATGCGGTCACTTTACACTGAAGCGCAAGATTTGGAGTTATAGCTATTATTTACTTTGAAAAAGTTAGATGGGCCAATTTCCTTTCAACTGGTAACAACTTTACAGAAATACAGTTAGACAGAAATTCAACCACGTTAATTGTTGGAGAAAATGGTGCAGGCAAATCTACTATTCTTGACGCTTTATGTTTCGGTTTATTTGGTAAGCCTTTTCGTAATATCAACAAACCTCAACTTCTAAACTCTGTCAATGGTAGCGGTGCATTAGTAGAGGTGGAGTTTCGTATTGGAACCAAGAAGGTTAGGGTTGTTCGTGGTATCAAACCAAATGTGTTTGAAATTCATGTCAACGGTAAGTTGTATAACCAAGACGCAAACTCCCGTGACTACCAGAAATATCTTGAGCAACAAATCCTAAAGTTAAACTATCGTAGTTTCACACAGGTTGTTATTTTAGGTTCATCTACCTTTATTCCCTTCATGCAATTGAAGTCTAAACACCGCCGTGAGGTTGTTGAGGAAATTCTTGATATCCAGATTTTCTCCCTAATGAATATGCTCCTCAAGACGCAGCTGAAGACTATTGTTGATGATATGCGTGAGGTTGATTATCGATATACCCTGACAAGTGAAAAGATTACCCTTCAGAAAAAATATATTGATGAGATGTTCATGCATAAGGAAAAACTCATTCGAGAGAAGACTTCTTTGATTGATGGAAATGAAGAAGAAGTTTTTAAAAAGAATTTGGATATAAAATTCCACAACACAAATAACATTGAACTTCTTAATCAAATTACAGATAACGATAATGTAAATACAAAACATAGCAAACTGAAAGATATTCAATCACAACTAAAAGAGAAACATAGGGCCCATACTAAACTGGTCGGTTTCTTTGAGAGCAATGAGGACTGCCCAACCTGCCAACAACATATTGATGAAATCTTCAAGGCTGACATGATTGATAAAAAACAAGGTGAAGCAGATAGGGTTAATGGTGGACTAGAAGAACTTAAAGATGAATTGAACAAGGTGACATCACGACAGAACGACATAAAAGATATTGCTAATAAAATTCGGGAAAATGAAGTTCATGTTGCAAAGGAGAATAGTTCTCTTATTCAACTTGAGAAATTCAATGCTACTTTGCAGTCAGAGATTGACCAATTAGTTGCTGGTGAAATCAATAAAGATGACCATAATAAATTGGATGAGTTAAAGGAAACTCTTTCTGGATTTGATATGCAGAAGTCCAAGTTGCGAGAAGACAAGACCTATGCAGAGGCTGCAAGGAATATGCTACAGGACACGGGTATCAAGACCAAGGTTATCAAGCAATACCTTCCTGTCATGAACAAGTTGATTAATACCTATCTAACGTCTATGGAATTCTATGTGAATTTCACCTTGAATGAAAACTTTGAGGAAACGATTAAGTCCCGGTATCGTGATGAGTTTACCTATGCGTCATTCAGTGAGGGTGAGAAGATGCGTATTGACCTTGCACTGCTCTTTACTTGGAGAGCGATTGCAAAGATGAAGAACAGCACCAATACCAACCTGCTTATTCTGGATGAGATATTTGATAGCTCGCTGGATGGTACAGGCACAGATGAGTTCCTAAAAATCCTCAATACCCTTGGTGATGAGAATGTATTTGTGATTAGCCATAAACAGGATACTCTTGCAGATAAGTTCAAAGATACAATCAAATTTGAGAAAGTGAAAAACTTTAGTCATGTGGTGGAATAATGGGAAAGCGTAGTGACTTTGAAAGAAAACCAAGAGACTATTATATAACACCATTTGAGGCGGTAGAACCTCTTATTGAACATCTACCGAAACATTTTACCTTTGCAGAACCTTGTGCTGGTAATGGTGCATTGATAAAACATCTTGAAACGGGGGGTGTATGTATGTGGGCAAGTGATATTGAACCGCAGGATGAAGGTATACCGACTCAAGATTATAAAGATGTAAAAGAAAATGAATTATTGGAATCAAATTATATAATCACAAATCCGCCATGGAACAGAAAAATACTGCATCCAATGATAGATCACTTCGCTCTACTAAAACCTACATGGCTCCTATTTGATGCCGATTGGATGCATACTAAACAGAGTCAACCTTACATGCCGTTTTTACATAAGATTGTAAGTGTGGGTAGAATTAAGTGGTTTGGTAATATGACAGGCAAAGACAATTGTGCATGGTATTTGTTTGATAAACAAACTCCACCCGTTTTGGGCACAACTTTTTATGGAAGGTAATATAATGACAGGCGAAAATATAATGCACCAAGAGCAAGTTAATCAAGGTCATATTGATCATATCAAAAGAATGATAATGGTCGAACCTTTGGTTCCTATAAATGATCCAATTCTAAAAGAACCCCTTGCACCATGCTCGGCAGACCTAGATCGTAAGGCACTACAGGCAAAACTAAATAGTGCAATGGTGCATTATCAGGGAATTGGCCTGTCTGCGAATCAGATTGGTGTCAAGGAACGTGTTTTCATAATGTATTCAGATATCAAGAAGAAAGAAGCAATCACATGCTTTGACCCCATGATTACTGAGTATCACCTTGAAAGGATCATTATGGATGAGGGTTGTTTGACATGGCCCGGTATGTGGTTGAAGGTGGAACGCCCAGAGGGTATTCGGTGCATCTACTACGATGTGGATGGTGAATTGGTACAGGTAGAGATGCATGGACTCGAATCACGAATCTTCCAGCATGAGTATGACCATATGGAAGGGACGAACTTTACCAAACGGGTCAGCAAGTTAAAGTTCAACATGGCCCAACGCAGAGCTACAAAGATGAGGAAAAAATCAATGTTTCCACTGGAATCGCCGTGATCCGTGATAGTAAATTTCCCTTTGTTATCAATGACTTATGATTAAGTCATATGACGGTCATATGACTTATGATTAATTTCAAGTTTCCTTTATAATCAATGACTTAGCGGCTACGATTTTTGTTGACAAAGCCTGATTTTTAGTCTATACTAAGGTATAAACTGAGAAAACAAAGGAAATGGTTATGAAAACACACAAAGAAAATTGCATATCTCATGTAATCGCAATGTTTGAAGAGCGCTTCAAAAAAAGAAGATTTTATCTACATATCTAAGAAAATGGGTGTAGTAGATTTTAAAAATGAAGTGGCAAATGCTATCGTAAATGCTTCTAAATCAGGAAAATTTGTTCCGGGCGGTAAGGGAGATTGTGATATTTTTAAGATAAAAATCATGGACACAAAATCAGTTTTCGTGGTGTGGAATAAAGTTATAGGTTGTGCTGTAACGGTTCTCACTGGTGAAATGTTTACCAACATTGCATTGTGGGATAAGAAAAAGCTCATATAGGTGGTATTGTGACAAATATATCACACTTCCCCTAAATATCAGATAAAACGACATTAGGGATCATTATTCCTTTGACTTATCCTACTCAGTATGTTACTGTAAGGTATGATAAGAAATAAGGAAATAGAGATGACTAAGAAAACACGAGGATATACCGTCAAATACAAGTTGTATGGTAAGATCAATTTCGAGAAGAAATTTGAGACTGCCAAGGAAGCAAAAGGTTTCTTCTTTGGATACGTTGTGAAGACTCCGAATGTCACTGGCGAATTAATTTGGAACTAGGCTAAGATTCTTGTTGACAAAACCTCTTTCGTATGGTAATGTAAGGTATGATGAAAAATAAATCGACACTCGCAAAACTCCTCGCTGAAGAGGATATCTTCGTTGTCCACAAGAAGATGGACACGGCATATTTCAATCCCAAGTCACGGGAACTGGGTCTGCCCATCTGGAAGGATGAGGAGATGACCAAAGATATCTATGACCTGATGGTTTGCCATGAGATTGCTCACGCACTCTGGACGCCTCTCGACATGCTAGAGAGTGCTGCGGTTCGTAAGATTAATCACTCTTTTGTGAATATCGTTGAAGATGCCCGTATTGAACGGATGGTGCAGGACCGTTATCCCGGCTCTGTTGCGGTTTTCAATCGGGGATATAATGATTTGACCGCCAAGGATTTCTTTGGTATTGCCGACAAGGAAGTTTCTGAGTTGAACCTGATTGATCGGATCAACCTGTTCTTCAAGAAGCAGAAGGTTGATTTTTCTGAGGAAGA